GGCTGCGCTCACCAACCTGCAGACGCTGCACCTCGGCGGCAACCAGATCGTGGACCCGTCCGGCCTGGCTGCGCTCACCAACCTGCAGACGCTGGACCTCTACGGCAACCAGATCGTGGACTCGTCCGGCCTGGCTGCGCTCACCAACCTGCAGACGCTGGACCTCGGCGGCAACCAGATCGTGGACCCGTCCGGCCTGGCTGCGCTCACCAACCTGCAGACGCTGGACCTCGGCGGCAACCAGATCGTGGACCCGTCCGGCCTGGCTGCGCTGAAGCTCACGCGCATCTACGGCCTGCCGCGAATCGGGAGGTGAGCGCCCGTCACGCGTGACGCTCGTGACCCCGCCCCGTCGAAAACTTCCACGAAAGGAAGCACCGCATGAGCAAGTCGCTGAGAGCCAAGATGCGCGTCTCCAGTATCGACAAGCACTACCGCCAGAAGAACTGTCCGGACCGGCCGAAGCCGGACGGGGGCGTCGTCGAGAGCATGGAGTTGAAGCTCATGGTCGTCGGCAGCCAGCCCGGCACCGACGACCCGAACAAGGAGTGGAGCGCCAGCACGCCGAGCGGCGAGCTCCGACTGCTGGTCTCCTGCCCTGGCGCGTTCCCCTTCATCGAGTCGATGCCAGGCAAGGAGTTCTACATCGACATCACCGAGGTCTGACGCACGCCCCCACCTGCCCCGTCGAAAGGACGGCACCATGAACCCGACCCTGACCATGATCCTGTCCGTGCCCGTCACCCTCGCGATCGTGAACCTCATGAAGCGCCCGCCCGTGAACCTCGAGGGCGGATGGTCCGCGCTCGTGGCCGTGCTCGTGGCGACCGCCCTGGCCGCGGCGACGTTCCTGCTCGCCGACTCCGGTCTGTACCTGCACATCATGCAGGGCCTCATCGTCGGCCTGTCCGCCGCCGGCGTCTACGACACCGCGACCGCCTCGGCCCAGTACGACAACGGCAAGCTGGCCGCGTTCGACGCCGCCGCCGTCGCCGCGATCGCGGTGTCGACCCCGCCGGCGGCCAAGTAGCCACCCGAACGCGCACCATGCCCGACCCCGTCCCGGAAGGAGCTACATCGTGAGGCTCGAAAACCTGCGCCTCGACCAGATCGAGGCCAACCCACACCAGCCCCGCAAGGAGCTGCGCAAGATCGCCGAACTCGCCGCGTCCATCGCCGAGATCGGCGTCACCCAGCCGGTCATCGTCACCGAGATCATCGACGATGTCTCCTACCGCCTGGTCGACGGACACCGGCGCTACGCCGCGGCCAAGCAGGCCGGCGTGACGCACGTCCCGGCGATCGTCACCGACACGGACTCCGAGGCGCTCGAGGTCATGCGGCTGTACGCGTCCAACACCCAGCGCGACGACTTCGACGCTGTCGAGTCCTCTCACGTCGTGCAGTCGATGCTCGAACTCGGGGTGGCCGCGCAGGTGATCGAGAAGGCGTCCGGACTGACGGAGGCCGAGGTCGGCTGGGCGAAGACCGTGGCGGCGTCGAAGAAGGCGGCGAAGGTCGTGCCGCTCCAGGCGTCCCTCGAGGAAGCCGCCGGCATACTCGAGTTCGAGGACAAGCCCGACCTGGTCAAGAATCTGACGGACCAGGTTGGGGCCGGGAGCTTCGCACACACGCTCGAGCCGGGGAGCGCCGAGTGATGACCCGCAACAAGCTCACCGACCTCAACGACCACCTGTTCGTGGCGCTGGAGCGTCTCAACGACGAGGACCTGACGGGCGAGGCGCTGGAGTCCGAGATCCAGCGATCGCGCGCGGTGGCGTCGGTCGCCAACCAGATCATCAGCAACGGGAACCTCGTGCTCGGCGCGGCTCGCTTCAACGACGACAAGATGGACGCGGTCCGCAGGCTCCCGAAAATGCTTGGAGGCGAGTAGGCGTGGGACGGCCGCCTGGAGTGCCCAGCACCAGCTGGCACCGCTACACCGCCGACCAGGGGGCTTATCTGCGAGAGATCATCCCGGGGCACCCCCACCGCGAGATCGCGCGGATGGTCAACGAGCGGTTCGACCTCGGACTCACCGTCAGGCAGATCGCGAGCTTCTGCAAGAACAATGGAATCAGCACGGGACTCACCGGGCGATTCCCGAAAGGTCACGAGCCTGCCAACAAGGGCACCCGTGGCATGCACCACGGCAGCAACACCAGCTTCCGCGGGGGCAACGTGCCCGCTAACCGGGTCCCGATCGGGACTGAGAGGCTGCGCGAGGACGGATACCTGTACGTCAAGGTCGCCGACGGCCGCAAGAACGCCAACTGGCGTCAGAAGCACATCGTCATCTGGGAAGAGGCGAACGGGCCGCTCCCGCCTGACCACGTCCTGATCTTCGCGAACCGCGACTCGCAGGACGTCAGGCTCGAGAACCTCGTGCTCGCCGAGCGAGCGGACCTCGCTCCACTCAACAAGCTCGGCCTCATCGGCTGGGACTCGGACTCGACCCGGGCCGGAGTCCTCACGGCCAAGTTGATCCGCAAGGCGTCCACACGAGCGGCCCACGTCGGCGCATCAACCAAAGCAGAAGGGACAGCGTCATGAGCGACACGACCGCTCACGATCTGACACTCGAGGAGCTCGGCAAGGCGCACCTGGAGCTGATCGAGGTCTACTCGCGCCTGCTCATGGCCCAGCTGGACGTCGACCGCCCGCCTGTGGAGCGCACGGACGCGTACGCGACCGCCACGCGGATCCGCGAGCTCGCGAAGGCGTGTCGGCGATGAGCGACTACGATGCGCTGCAACGGCTACAAGAGCACGGCGTCTACGCTCCGAGCGCGTGTGCCGAGCCGGGTGACTTCCAGCGCGACCTAGCGACGCTCGTACCGGTGGCGAAGGTGGAGGCGCTGGACACGGCTGCGCGTGCGTTCGCGGCATCGTGCATCGGCCCCATCCTTGACGAGATAGCGGATTGGGCCACGGTTGACCCGCCGTGGGACGGCACAGAGGACGGCCCGTGCGAGTGTGCGTGCGTCTCCTGCCCCGCGTTCACGTTCGTCAAGATGTACGAGGGCGAGAAGATGAACGCCGCCCTCGCCGCGCTTTCCGAGGAGGGCGAGGGGACATGAGCCGACGACGGACGCCAAGCGCCTCAGAAGGCAAGCGGTTCGGCACCACGGGCATCACGCCTGAGAAGTCGCAGTTCGACATCCAAGGCGTGCTCACGAAGTACAAGGCGGAGGCCTCCCAGTGGACGGTTATGCCGTCCGGATACACGCTGCGCTTCCGCATCAGTGGCCGCAACTACCTGTTCGTGATCCCGCGGCTGGAGAGCGACCCACAAGAGACGCGCCGGCTGTTCCGCGTCGTGTTCTGGTACCTCGACACGATGTTGGCCGCGATGGACTCCGGGCTGTTCACGCCGGAGAAGGTGTTCCTCGCATTCCTCGAGGTCGCACCGGAGGTCACGCTGTCGTCTGCTCTAGACGAGCACCTGCCAGAAGTTCGCCGGGCACTCGGCGGCGGGCAGCTGGCGCTCGAGGCAGGTGACCCGCGATGAAGCGTAACGACGCCAAGCCGGGCGTGGTCATCTACGAGTCGAAGGCGGGCAAGGCCATGCGCGCGGTCTGCGAGCCGCACCGCGAGGAGTGTGTGCACGCGTGGTGGAGCAACGGCGGTGGGCGGCACATGGCGTTCCTCAGCTGCCGACTGTTCGCGTATGACCCGCTCGCGACACGTGACGACCAGCACCCTGAGAGATGCCCGTACACAGGTGGGGGAGAGGCGACATAGTGCCACGCGCCAACGTTCTACACTTCGAGCCCGGTGCCTATCTGCCCAAGACCCGGCGCCTGAGCCTGGACGCACGAGGGGCTTACTCCGACCTCCTGTTCACCATGTGGGAGTTCTCGGACGAGCAGTGCATCTTCCCGCTCGACTGCATCGCCCTTAGTGGGATATGGGGCGTCAACGCTGAGCGCGCGGTGGATCTGATCGATGAGATCCAGCGTCCAGGGATGCCACTTCTGCGCGTCGTGAAACGTCACGGAATCGACCACCTTCTTTCATCGCGACTGCAGAGTCAGAAGAAGAAGGCTGAGGCTTTTCGTGCCGCGCAATCGGAGAAGGGCAAGCGTTCAGGGGCCGCACGCAGGGAAAAGGCGGTGAACCCCGGTTCAACCCCGGTTAAACCCCGGTTCACACCTGACACGAACCCAGCTGAACCCTCGTATCTCGTAGACCCGTATCTCGTAGACCCGTGTAAACCCCCGAAGACCTTATGCGCGGCGAGTTATCCACAGGCTGACCCGAACCCGGCCCTGTGCCAGTACGCCGAGAAGGTCGGTGGTCGAGACCTCACTGCTGACGAAGAGCGTACCATCCGTCGCTGGGTGCTCACCTACGACGAAGGGCCAGTACGCGAGGAGATCGGCGCATGCTTTGAGGCTCGCAACACGGGCGACATCGACGTGAAGAAGCCGCTTGCGTACATCGAAACGCAGCTCAAGAAGCGTGCGACCACAGGAGGAGCGTCGTGACCGGAGACTCGCGTCTAGACAAGCCACTCGCTAGGCTGTCCGAACTCTGTGACTTGGCCGCCTGCTACAACGACCCAATGACACGAGGCGGCGGAGTCGGTCGCGCATCCGGCAAGCCGTCGAGCCGTGAGCCTGGACGGCAGCAGTGTCCGGGCACCATCCGTGCCATCGAACACGAACTAAAGAAGGCCATCACCGAGATCGAGCGCAAGATCAACAACTCGACCCCACGGGACGCGGGCACGTCCGGGACCGGCATCACGAGCATGGGCGGCGTCAGCATCGTCATCGAATCCGCGCATGGGAAGCACGTCGGCCGCCGGAGTGATGGCACGTTCACGGCGCCGGAACGGACACTGAAGATCGAGGAGGAGGCATCCGATGACGCCTGACTACACGAGGGAGCAGTTGGAGGAGGACGCGAAGGCGCTCAGGGATGCCGCCGACATGATGCGGGAGCGGGAGTTTCCGCCAACCCTGCAAGTGTGGCTGGCACCGAAGATAGACCGAATCCTCGCCGAGAAGGAGGCCGCTGTGAAGGGCGAAATCCAAGCCATCGCGCTCGTCAACGAGGCGCAGCGCACATCGAAGGACGCACTCGCACTCACGGAAGCAGCCGAAGCCGCACTCAAGGAGGTCGTGGACGCGCTCACCGTCGAGGTGGAGTTCCCCATTCACCACGCATGGGCGAGCAAGAGTCGCTGTATCGCCGCCCTTGCCGCCGCCCGTGCGAAGGATGCCCCCTTGACAGGCGCGACCTGCGACGATTGACATATCCGGTAAATCGCGTTTACACTGCAGAGCGCGGGGCGGAATACGCCACAACGAAGCCATTCACATCGGGGTGGCTTCTCGCGTTCACCTGCCGCCCTCACCTCCTTGCACGGCGTCCTCGGTCCCCGCACGTCTCCCCATCGTGGCGAGCGGGGCTCCTGCCGAGGACGCCCAAGCGATTCCCCGTCCGAGAGGACGCCTCATGCCGAAGTCGCCTACGGTCATCCACTATTGCGCCGAGTGCGTCGTCGTCGAGGTCAGCACGTCCGAGCGCGCGATGTGTCCGATCTGCGACGGCCCGATGCTCAAGGGCGCTCCTCCGCACGGCACCTACGCGTCGATGACCGTCAGCGCGGTGCACAGCGTCTTCGCCAGGATGATGAGCGACAACGGCGAGGTGCGAGGGTCATGAGCACGCGCTGCACGGCCAAGACGGCCAAGGGCGAGCGGTGCAAGAACGCGCCGATGCACGGCACCAAGCTGTGCGGAACCCACACCAAGAGCACGAACCCGGGCCGCCCGTCCGAGTATCGTCCCGAGATGCTCGACAAGGTGCTTCTCTCCGCTGTCGACGGGGCGACATGGCAAGCGATCGGCGAGGCATGCGACATCGATCCGCGGACTGCCGAGCGTTGGTGTGACGCGGATGAGACCTGCTACAACGAGGAGTTCCGCCGAGCGGTCACGCGCGCGAAGGCCAAAGCCGACGAGGCCGTGCTGACGTCTCACTTCCACACGGCCATCGGTTTCGACTACACGGAGGATGTGGCGGTGCCGGGTCTGGGGCTGCTCAAGGCGACCAAGCGCAAGCATGGCGAGACCGCCGCTCAGAAGTCCTGGCTCGCCAACCGCATCGGCTGGGTCGGCGAGAAGAGCACATCCGAGGTGACGATGAATGGCCGCGTCTCAGTCGCCCCCGAAGCCCCCGAGGAAGAGCTGCTCGCGGAAGCGGAAGCCATCCTCCGAGCTGCTGCTGCCCGAAGAGCGTCGGCGATTGGCGCGGATCACGGCGCAGCTGAAGACCTGGAATGAGCTCTGGCCGGCCTTCACGCCGAACAACCCCCGGCCTGACTGCCCGCAACTGCTGTTCTGGGATTCGGACGCCAAGCACCGTTGCTTCAACGGCGGGTTCGGCGCGGGCAAGACATACGTCGGCGCCCAGCAGGCATGGGACACGGCTCGCAGGTTCCCCGGTAGCGTCGGGCTGGTGATCGCGCCGTCCTACCCGGCTCTGCGCGACTACACGCAGAAGACGTTCTTCGAGCAGGCGGGCTGCGGCGCCGACACGATCGAGCAGCATCCGCTCGTGGCACGGTGGAACAAGAACGAGCAGTACCTGAAGCTGGTCAACGGATCCGAGCTCTACTTCCGATCCGCCGAGTCCCTCATCATCGGCTTCACCGTCGACTGGTTCTGGATAGACGAGCCGGCCGACTGCCCGTCGCACACGTGGAAGTTCTGCCTGGGGCGCCTCAGAGGGCAGACGGGGCCGCGGCGCGGATGGGCGACGGGCACACCGAAGGGCCGCAACTGGGTCTGGCGCGAGTTTGCCGAGCACGACCGTCCCGGCTATGTGCTCTTCACGGGATCCTCGCTCGACAACGAGCGCACGCCCGAGGACTACAAGGACGGCCTCGTCGAGAGCTACACCGGGGCGTTCGCGAGAGCCAACATCTTCGGCGAGTTCGCCGAGTTCGAGGGGCAGGTCTACGCGTTCAATCGCAAGACTCACGTGCTCGACGAGGACTGGACGCCGGAGCCTCAGATCGCCTTCGACCGCACGGCAGACTTCGGAACGAACAACCCCACCGCGTGGCTGTGGATCCAGGAGATCGCCGGGACGGTCTACGTGTTCGACGAGCTCGAGGTGCGCCGGCAGCCGGTCGACGTGATCGCCGCAGAGGTCAAGAGCCGATGGACCGAACTTAGGCACGGCGGGGACTTCGGCGACATCGCCGGCACTCAGCGCGACAGCAACCTGGAAAGCTACGTGAGCAACTACGCACGTGCGGGCATCCCGATACACTCCCGGTCGGGTGGGGCGGTCAAGGCGGGCGTCGAGGTCGTCACTCGCTACCTGGTGCCGCCCGTTATGCACTTGGTGGGGCCGCAGCCCGCGAATCCCGACACTCCGATACAGCGCCCGCGTCTGTTCATCCATCCGCGATGCACGCGGCTCATGGCCGCCTTCGAGACGTACCGCTGGCCCGAGGACAAGGACGGCAAGGCGATCGCCGACGAGCCGGTCAAAGACGGCGAGAGCGACCACCTGATGGACGCGCTGCGCTATTGGTTCGTCAACCGGCACCCGGAGCAGTTCGTCCGGCCGTCGGCGCCAGCAGCAGCCGGATCATACAAGCCGCAGGAAAGGAACGCGCATGGCGAATCGAGCACAGAGAGCCCTGCGCAGCCTGGCCGCGGGCGCAGGTCGCCTGCTGCTGGGCGACGGGGATACTTCGGCGTGGGGTAGCTCAGGCAAGCCGTCCACCTCAGACCAAGCCCTCCAGCGCCGCGCCTCCTACGCCGGCGCCATCTTCCGCACAAGCGACGACTCGCTGCGCGTGCCGGCCTTCTCCGAGGACAAGATCGACCAGGAGACGTACGACGCGATGGAGGTCGATCCCATCGTGCGCATCTGCCAGCGGTTCAGGAAGGCATCCATCCAAGAGGCTCCCCGCAAGTGCGAAGGTCCTTCCCCGCGAACCGCCGCTCTCGTCGAAGCCATCATGGCGCCGCACTGGGACGCGCTGTTCGACTCATGCGTCCGCACGGGGCTGTTCCGCGGCTACGCGCCTCACGAGGACGTGTGGGAGCGGGGCGACATCGAGATCACGTACACGCCCGACACCGAGCAGGTCGAGCCCGGCGCCGTCGACGCGCAGGGCATGCCGATCATCCCGGACAAGGCCGAACCGATCACCGAGACGGTCAACGTCTGGAAGATCGCGCGCCTCAAGCCCATCCAACCGGCGAACATCATCAGCGTCGAGATGGATCGCGTCGAGCACCTTGCGGGGTTCACGCCCGTCTCGCCGGGCACACCGGTACGCGTCGAGGACGCCGCGGTGTTCTGGTTCCAGCACCAGGGCCGTTGGGCAGGCGCCGGCTACTTCGGCGAGCCTGACGGTGCGGCCGTCTACGACCCGTGGTACCGCAAGCGCATCCTGGCAGACGCGCTGCAGACGTGGGCCAAGCGGTTCGGCAAGCCGATCCCGCACATTGGGTTCGCTCCCGGCGAGCAGCCGGACAGCGCGGTCGGCGAGGATGGGCGGGCTGTTCCCGGCTCCGGCACGAGCAACGCCACGATTGCCGGGCAGATGGTCAAGGACCTGCTCGAGCAGGACGACCCGGGCATCTGGTACCCCACGGGTTCGACGATGGACTCAGAGGGCAACGCCGGCGAGTGGAAGATCGACTTCCTCGAGATGCACGGCGACGGCGCCAAGGTCTACATGGACGCGATCCACTACTACGACGTGCAGATCTCCTACGCGATGCTGACGCCCGAGAAGACCTACTCCGGCGAGGGCACGACCGGCACCTACGCCATGAGCCAGACGCACAAGGACGTCGCCGACACGATCACCGTGGGCGACCTGAAAGAGATCCTCGCGGCGGTCAACAAGCAGCTCGTGCCGACCATCGTCAAGCTCAACCTCGGCCCCGACGAGCCGTCTCCGAGCTACACGACGCCCGGACTGGACGACGCCCGCCAGCTCCGTCTGTGGCAGGTGCTCGAGACCGTGCTCGGCCGCGCGATCGCGACCGGCGCCGTCGAGATGGACTGGGACGAGATCGACGACCTCGGCTTGCCGGTGAAGAACGTCAGCAAGGAGTCGACGGTCGTGGAGAACCCGACCGACCCGACCAAGGGCACGTCCGCCATGGACATGTCCGAGGCCACGCTGCTGCTCGCCGAGATCCGCGAGGCCACGACCGCGCTGAAGGCTGGCCGACAGGAGACGCGGCTGAAGGAGGCCATCGGTGGCCGTCCACGCTAACGACGTGCATGCGGAGATCAGGGCGTGCGAGTCGACCATCGCCAGGTTCAACCGCTGGCTCGGCGGCAAGATCACCAACGGCGTGGCGACGATGTGGGCGGCATACCTGTTCGCCATCATCGCGCTCATCTCGCTGCCGGCCGCAATCGCATCCGGTCAGGTGCTCGTCATCGTCGCGTGGCTCGCCCAGACGTTCCTCCAGCTCGTGCTGCTGGCCATCATCCTGTTCGGCCAGAATCTCGCCGCCGAGAAGGCCGACGCCCGTGCTGAGGCCACGTACCGCAACACGACCGACGCCGAGGATGCACTGACCGCGCTGGCGAAGCTGCAAGCCGAGCAGATGGACATGCTCGCGGGCATCGCGCGCATCGAGAAGGCGCTGAAGTCATGACGGGCGACGCGCTCAGGCTCGCTGACAGCCTCACCGACGCCATCCCGTCCGCGCTGCGCTACCATCGGGCACTGACGCCGCTGGAGGCCCTGCACGGCGACGTGGCGCGCGTGGAGGCCGACTTCGACGCCGCGGAGGTGCTCGTCGCCTCCAAGGCCGGACCCGTCGTGGGCAAGATGCGCAAGCAGCTGGCCGAGGAAGCCCGCGTGCTGGTGAAGAAGCGCGACCTGGCGGCAGTGGCGTCCCTGAGCGCGTCCTACGTCGGCGAGCTTTCCACGGCGCTGTACGAGGCCGCGCTACGGGGACTCGCGATGGGGCGGAAGCAGATCGCGGACCGCCGAGGTGCCCTCAAGCTCGCCGAGGCCCTGAACCTGGCGGAGACCGACGCCCGTTTGCTGGCTGCACAGGCAGTCCTGCAGGGGCGAGCGGCCATCGCCGCCGCCAAGGTCGCCGAACAGACACAGGCGGCGGTCAGGACCGCGGCGCAGAACGCGATCGTCTCAGGCGCCGAGGACTTCGCCGATGAGCAGCTCACCGTCGCCGACGCGGTGTCTGATTCCTCGCTCGTCTCGCTTGCGATCGCGATCGGTCGTGCCGCCATCGGCGCCGGACGCGACGTCGGCGTAGGGGAGATGAAGGACGAGGGCCTCGCTGTGCGCATCACGCGCTCGAGCGTGCTCGACGACAACACGTGCGACGTCTGCTCGGACGCCGACGGCGAGGTCTACAGCGAGAACCCGGACGACGATCCGGACGGCGGCGTGGACGATCTGACGCTACCGGATCCCGACTGCGAGGGTGCGGCCTACGGCCACGAGTGCCGGTGCATCGGCGTGGTCGAGGCCGCGTCGTCGTATGATGACCTTGGCAGCGCCGGCGCGATCTCGCAGACCGGAGCCGACTGGGCAGCGGAAGGAGGGGGCGAATGACATGGCGCTGAATCCTCGTTGGATCCACATCCCCGACACGCACACACTCGCCTTCACGGAGGTCGCAAACTTCGACGGGCCCGACGGGGGCTACCTCGACCCCGACAAGAGGACGAGGTTCGTCTGGTCCGGGTACGACAGCGGTCTGCCGTCCCACGAGCAGCTCGACGACTTGGCGCGTCACCTGAACGCAACGGGATACATCCCTCCGTTCTTCGAGGATGAGTACTGATGACAGCGTCGAGCACCAAGCCGTATCCCTGGCCGATCAAGGCCGCGTTCGGCGTGGCCACGGGCTTCCTCAAGGGCCTGACGTGGCTCATCAACCAGATACCGCGGTCGAAGTGATGGCCAGCCTTCCGACGATCTCCGCCGTCCTCGCGCTTGTCGCAGCCGGAGCGATTCTTGTGGGAATAGCCGTTCACAGTCCGCGTCTCATGTACGCGGGTCTCGCCCTGCTGGCCCTCGCGAGTCTGGGCCTGCCGCTGGTAGCACTGATGTCGAGCGTCGCGTGAGGCGCACGCTCCTCGACGACCTGGAGGTCCTCGGCATCCCGTGCCCGAGGTGGAGGGAGTGCCTCGAGGACAGCCGTGAGATGCGCTTCGAGGCGTGGGCCGTGCGCTGGATGAAGCCGTGCCCCCGCGGCATGGACAAGGCCGTATGGGCGAAGACCGCACACGAGGTCTACGACAACGGACCGCTCACCGTCTTCAAGGCGCTGCACATCAACTGACCTTCGGACGACGCTAGAGCGGCCCGAACATCCAGTCCATGATGGCGTAGCCGAGTCGGCGACCCACGTAGTACGCAACGCCACAAGCGATTGCGACGAGAAGGCATGTCAGCGCGTCGCTCATAGCCTCATCGCCTTCAGTTCCAAGTCGGGGAAGAGCTCCTGCGAGGTATAGGCGGGTTCCCCGTCGATGAATCCTCTGACCCGGAGCAGGTGTGCGCGACCAAACGGCAGCGCGTACTCTTCGGCCGTCGCCGTGCAGGGCGAGTCATGCGTCACGTAGACGTCCTCGGCTACAAGGTCGATGTGCTCCGCAAGATGCGGGCACGCCTCGAATCGCCATTCCTGCACAGCGGAGAAGTTGGCGCACCCCTCGGCGGGCGGTCTCTTGGTCTGCTCGCGCAGCTTCCATAGGCCGAATGCTATCGGTCCGTCGATTGCGCTAGAATCGTCCACGTCGAACCTCCCGTAAGGTTTGGCCGTGCCCCGAGCGGACTCAACTACGCTGCGGGGTTTTCCTATGCCCCGATTGTACTCCGAAAGGAGGCGCCACGTGGACCAGTTCACCTCACTGGCACTCGCGGTAGACCAGGCTGCCGACGTCATCTCGATGCCCGTCGTGCAGATGGGCGAGTTCGTCAGCTCGAAGCACAAGTTCGGGAGCCGGGTCAAGATCGGACGCGACCGGCTCGACCGCATCGCGGCCAACGCCAACTCCAACGTGTCCGGCGTCGGCGTGATGCTCGACCTGAGCAACGACCACTCGCGCGGCGACTCGGCGGGCTGGATGGTGCCGGGTTCCGCCAAGGTCGCGCCGTTCATCAGCCCGAAGACGAAGCGCGAGGAGCTCGGGGTCTGGATGGACTTCAAGCTCAACGACACCGGCAAGAACGTGGTCGACAACCTGAAGCGCCGGTTCGTGTCGATCGACACGCAGCCCTACACCGACGAGCAGTCGCAGGTGACGACGGCCGACGTCCCGTTCGCCGTCGCGCTGACCAACAGGCCGATCATCAAGAGCCTGCCCGGGCTGGACGCCGCGCAGCGCATCGCGGCCGCCGAGGACGACGACGACAGAAGCTGGCTCGTTCTCGGCGAGGTGCTCGACGAGGTGACCCGTCAGGACGGCATGGACCCTCCGCCTGAGCTGCAGACTGCGGGCTGGAGCGTCTACAAGGCCACGAGCGCCTTCGAGTCGCTCGTTCGCAAAGCCATGGCAGACGGTCTGACGGGCGAGGAGCTCAAGGCCCGCATCGAGGAGCTCGCGGCGGACCTGCCGGCTGCCGCCATCGCGGCCATCTCTGAAGGCGTCGCGAACGCCAACGAAGCCACACCAGCGACGGAGGTTCAGCCCGCAGTCAAGCAGGTCGACCCGGTCGCTCTCGCAGAAGATCCCGAGGCCGCAGAGGCCACCCCAGACGACGAGGGCAAGACTCCGGCCGAGCAGGCTTTCGAGGCCCTCGACGATGCATGGCAGTCCCTGGAGGCATTGTGCAAGGGCGGCAAGGGTGCCCCTGCGATGCGCCAGCTGCACAAAGAGGCTCGCCAGAAGGCAGCCACAATCCTCACTCCGAAAGGAGGCACCACCCAGATGGCCGAGACCGACACCGAACTCCAGCTTGCCGAGCTCAAGGCCACGAACGAGCGCATCAGCGCAGAGCTGAAGGCGTCTCGTTTGGACCGCATCAAGGACCGCGTCCAGCGGCTCCCGTACGACAAGGCCACGCAAGAGGGTCTGATGCTGCTCGCAGAGGCGAGCGACGGCGACACCCTGGCACTGGCCGAGGGCGACGAGGTCAAGAACGTGCCCATGATCGACTACGCGCTGGCGCTCTTCGAGAACGCGCAGCGCGTCCACATCGAGGTCACGTCCGTCGAAGGCCCCGGCGCGCTCGAGAGCGGCGAGGCCCTGAAGCTCGCCGAGTCCATCCCCGGCATCGACTCCGAGAAGGCCGCGAAGGTCGCAGCCCGCATCGAGGCCCGCCGGTCCGCCGACAAGGGTTAAGAGAGGAGGAACGACATGGCTCTTTCCGCAGATCGCGCCACCTCCATGCGTGGCATCGATCCCAAGGTCACCCCTGACAAGGCGGCCGCCAACACCACGATCTATCTCGGTTCGCTCGTTGGCCGCGATGACGACACCGGCCTGTGCCTGCCCGCGACTGACGACGCCGACGCCGGGGATCTCGCCGGTGTCGCGCTGTCCCACGTCACGGCCGATGGCCTCTCGGACACCCCGAAGGTCATCATCGCCCAGGGCGGCGACTTCCTGTTCGACACGTCGGACACGTTCAGCCAGGCCCTCATCGGCACGGCTCGCTACGTCTCCGACGACCACACCACCAAGGCCAGCGGCAACGTGCAGTGCGGCGTCGCCGTTGCCCCGTTCGTCGACACCAGCCACTGCTTCGTCCGCATCGACGGCTACGCCAAGTAGCCCGACTGAAGAGAGGAGATGACACATGCCTGACATGCACGCATCGACCGCGATGCTCAACGCCGCCGGTCTGCGCGGCGAGTTCGAGAAGTTCGCCGCGCTCTTCGACGTCGAGCTTCAGACCGCTCCCGGCTTCGACATCGCGAAGTTCATCCAGCAGGTCCCGACCGGCGGCGCGACGCTGGTCAACCTCAACACCGTCCGCGGCGTCCCGATCATGAAGCCGTGGGACGGCGACAAGGTCGTCGAGTCCGCCATCAAGGGCTTCTGGAACATCATCGAGTGCCAGAAGTACGAGGCGACCGAGAAGATCGAGCGCCGGCTGTACAACGCCGACCAGCTCGGTCTGCTCCCGCCGAAGATCGCCGGTCTCGCCGGTGAGGCGGAGAACCACCGCCTGCGCATGTTCGCCGCGGCGTTCGAGGGCAACCCCTCGGCCGCTCCGAGCGGCACGGAGGCCGGACTGACCGACATCGGCACGCAGAAGTGCCTCGACGGTCACCCGCTGTGGTCGACCATCCACCCGAAGTTCGGCGGCGACACGTTCGCCAACGTCGTGACCGACAACCTCGACTTCCAGCCGCTCTACGACGCGTGGGTCGCGATGTCGCTGTTTTCCGACGAGCTGCACAACCGCGTCATGGGCATCATGGCCGACACCCTGATGGTGCACCCGCACAACAAGGGCAAGGCCGAGCGCCTGCTCAAGAGCGAGAAGCTCCCGGGCAAGAGCGTCAACGACGCCAACCCGATCCAGAACCTCGTCGAGGTCGTCGTCAACCCGTACCTCAAGAACCCGAACTTCTGGGCTCTGGTCGACTCCAAGCGCGGGATGATGAAGCCCGTCATCGACGTGGTCAACGTCCCGGCGCACCTCGTGCCCTACATCGACCCGCAGAGCTGGCCCGTGTTCAGCCGCGGCGACTTCCTGTACTCCGCCGAGGGCGACTACTGGATGAAGCCGGGCCACCCGTTCACGTGCTTCGCCGGCGGCTTCTCGCCGGACGAGTAGGGGGTGTCGACTGTGCCTGATACCGACACCTCTCCAGGAGCCGACTTCCGCAACGACGAAGGCACCGGCACCGTCTACGCCGACGGCTACTTCACCACCTCTGGCGCCACGCTCGCAGGCGCCAGGGGCGCAACCGGACCGACAGGCCCCACAGGCCCGACGGGCGCGGCCGGACCGACAGGCCCCACAGGCCCGACGGGCGCGGCCGGACCGACCGGGGCTGGGCTGCTCTCGACTACGCAGGCCACCATCGGCACCATCGCCACCACGGCCACCGGCACGCAGATCGCAACGGCGGTCAACGCCCTCATCACGGAGATCCAGACCCGTGGGGTCACCTACTAGGGAGGCGGTCAGCATGCTCGACCGCATCTCTCCTGCCGTCACGCTCACCACCACGGACGCTTATGCCGTGGCCGGTCGCGTGCTCGGCGCGGGCCCGAAGAACGACATGCCGGGGCTCGACCAGACCGGAGCCGTCAACTTCGTGCTTGTCAACCACGACGACGCGCACGGCGTCGCGTGGCAACTCCAGGTCTCCAACGACGACCCGACGCGCGGCACTCCACTGTGGATCGACCTCGTCGCCCTGGCTGGCGGACAGGCGACCAGCGGAACGCTCGCGGCAAGCGGCGTCGTCACGTACGTCGAGGACCACGCGCACTACCCGCTCTACCGGCTGATGGTCTCCTCGGCGGTCGGCGGGGCTTCGGCCTCCGTCACCGTCAGCGCAGCAGCCAAGGAGTAACACCGGCGGGGCAGGGGCGCTCCTGCCCGGCCGCCGAAGAGCGGCTCAAGGCGACCAGTTAAGGAGTTCAGACATGGCATCGTTCACCTTTGTCAACGTCAGCGTGGTCGTGTGCGCCTACAACGAGGAGGAGAACATCGAGCGGATCCTCGCTCCGTTCTCCGACGCGGTGGTGCTCGACAACGGCTCCACGGACCACACCGTGGCACTGGCGGAAGCGATGGGCGCGCGGGTGTTCGATACCTCGCGGCGCTTCATGCTGAGCCCGACGCTTCAGGACGTGGACTCCTTCGCGGAGCGGTTCGGCTATCCGCCGTCCTTCGAGGTCGGCCAGTCGTTCCAGGACTCGGGAGCACGCCGAGCGTGGGGCGCCGGGCAGGCGACCTACGACTGGTGTTACTTCCCGGACTGTGATGAGCACCTGACCGAGTTCGACGCTGAGGCGATAGAGGCGCTGCTGCCCACGTGCGACCGGCTGACCTACCGCTTCGTGCATGCGCACGACGAGGACGGCAACCCGACCGTGGAGTTCGCGAACAGCAAGCTCTTCCGCAAGAGCAAGACACACTGGGAAGGCATCGCGCACGAGGTCGGCGTTCCCGATCCCGACGCCCGCGAGGTCTTCACGACCGCGATGCGCGTCGACCACTGGCAGCGGGCCAACCCCGACCGCGGGATCCCGCGCCTGCAGGTCATCGAGTACATGGCGCTCAAGCAACCGTCCGCGCGCAACAGCTACTACTGCGGGCGGACGTACATGGAACACGGCGACGCCCCGAAGGCCGCTACGCTTCTGCTCGAGGCCACCAAGTTCCCGCAGTGGCGACCGGAACGCTCCGAGGTCTATCGGCTCTTGGCCCAGTGCGTGGACAACCCGGAGATGCAGCAGGCGTACTCCTACGCGGCGATCTCCGAGGACCCGACCCGGCGCGAGTGCTGGACGTCCCTCGGCGACTTCTACTCTCGGGGCGGCAACGAGCAGGCGGCCCGCGCGTTCTACGCGGCGGCCCTGACCGTGCCGTTCGACCCAACGTCGTTCCTGACCGACGCGACGCAGTTCTCCCCGGCCGCCGAAGAGCGGCTCAAGGCGACCAGTTAAGGAGTTCAGACATGGCATCGTTCACCTTTGTCAACGGGCGCAAGCTGCTGCTCACGGGCGTCATGAACCTCGCGAGCGACACGATCAAGCTCGCGCTGCTTCAGGGTACGCTCGCCGCCACAGCCGCCACCACCATGACGTCGCTGGCCAACGCCACCGCAAGCGCCACGGAAGCGGTCGGCACGGGCTACTCGGCGGGCGGCACGACCGTCACCGGCGCGACATGCGGCTCGGACGGCACGAACAACGACGCGTACTTCTGGAGCAACCCGGCCGCATGGGCCACCGCAACGATCTCCGCAGTCGCAGGCGTGCTCTACGACGCCAGCCAGGGCAACGCGCTCATCGGCTACCTGGACTTCGCGGGCACCAAGGCGTCCACGGCCGGCAACTTCACCGTGACGCCCGCCGCCACGGCATCCGGTGGATGGCTGAAGTCCGCGTAACCGACCCCCGTCTGTAAGAGAGGGGGCCTCATGGCTGACCCACGCCTCATAGTCGTCGACAACGGCGGCACCATCCTGTCCGAGAACAACGCCGAGACCCACTCTCTCTTCTCGGGTGAGCCGCACCTGCACGACACGGCATCGTGTCGCGTCAAGGTGGACACCGCCGGGTGGCAGCGCATCAACGCGCCCATCGGCTGCTCGCCCGGTATCGCGCTGTCCTTCGACGGCGTGAACTACGGCACCGAGGGTTCGCTCGACGGCTCCACGGGGAACATCGTCTACTCCGGCCCGGTGTTCTTCGCTGGCGTGCTGCTGTACGTGCAGTGCGTCTCGGTTCAGGCTGGCCCGGTGTGGATCTCGCTGCCGCAAGGCGGGTGCACCATCATCGAGGTCGACACCGCCATGTCCGCCGACGTGCTTGCCGATGCGCTGTCGCTCGTCGGTCCAGCCGTCACCTCCGACGCGAACCTTGCGAGCGACGTGCTGGCGAACACGGCCACGTTGCCGAGCGTGCAGGTGCTCATCGCCGGGCAGGTCTATGCGGACGTGCTCACGCTTTCCGGGACCGTTCCGGCGCCGAGCGTCGTTCCCACCACGCCCGTAACAGCCGACGTGCTGACGATGATGGCCGCGATGGGCGGCGTGCTGTTCTCTGGTCTGCTGTTCGAGGACAGCTTCGCCTCGCTCGCCAACTGGTGCGCGGTCGACGCGGCCACCGGCAACATCTCCGACTCGAACACGGTCCACCCCGAGTACACGGCCGCATCTTCGATGCTGCATTGGCACGGCGATGACCTGAACGCCTACTTGGAGGCCGTCAAGTCCACGGCGCTGTCCAACGTCCTGGCGGACTGCGTCGTGCAGATGAAGCTCGCCACCGGGGCGTCTGCTTGGGGCACCGGCACCGACAACAACGACTCGCACGCCATCATTGTCCGGCACGGCGACGTGTACGCCACGAGCGGCCAGGGCTACATGCTCCTGTTCGGGCGCATGGGAACAGCGGACGCATCCAACCAGAAGCTCTACGTGGGCAACCCCGGGTGGGCGCAGCTCGGCAGCACGCAGAGCAACGCGCTCGCGGCCGCTTCAGTGGTGTCCTTGTCCGCCCTCGGGACCGCGATCGCGGCGTACCGCAACGGCGTGGCCATCGTGTCGGCTACCGACGTGCTCCAGACCGCTGGTCGCGTCGTCGTCTGGTCGCAGAACTACTCCGGCAACGGCACGAGCCACGACATCGCAGACAAGGTGACGGTCATGGCCGGTCCGGCTGTCACGGTCACGAGCCTGCCGAGTGGCTACAAGGCCGAACTCACCGACGCCTGGGGAGTCGTCACCGTCAAGGTCACAGCCTCCTCTGGGACCGCCGTGGTCAACGGACTGGATACCTCTGTCACCGCGCTGGCCTCCGGCTCGAACTTCTGCTACTCGGGTGGGGCCACGCTCAAGATCTACGACGGCAGCAACACACTCATGCGGACCTACACCGGCATGTTCGGTGGCGGCACCATCGTCTACGCATAGGGCGGTCACATGAGCCTGTCGGTCACAGACAACGGTGCGGCGCTGGCCCTCAACGGCTGGACCGACGCCGTCACGCTCTACAAGGCGCCGGGTTCTTCGAGTTCGACCGTCCTGGCCGTCGGCTCGAAGTTCACGGTCAAGGCCAACGCGCTGGCCGCGTACATCGGCACGGCCGGGACCGCCCACATCGCGAGCATCGACAGCTACACGACGGCGACCGGCTCCGACGGCCTGGGCAACTACCTCGACCTGACGCTTTCCTGCACCGTGTCGCTGGGCACAAGCGCGTCCGAGACCATCCGCATCCGCTTCTACGACGGCCTGCCCGTCTTCGACGTGAAGGTGACTACGGCCGGCAGCTGGGCCGGATTCTCCAAGCGCCTGCTCGCGCTGACGTACCCCTCGTCGGCGTTCCCGTGGTTCACCGTCTCGGCTCCCTACGCTTTCGGCCCGACATACTGGGCGCTGCCGTGTTCGATGGTGGACTACGGCGACTTCTCGTCCACGGCACGGTCATCGTGGACCAACCAGCTCGACCTGTCCGCCTCTCCGCTCCCGAGCGGGACCGGCGCAGGAGAGTTCTGGGGACTGCCATTCGTGAGTGAGTCGGGCGGCGGCATCGGGCCGTATGTGGCCTTCGGCTCAGGTGTGCTCTACGACTCGTGCTTCGAGTACCAGACGGCCACGACCGCGCTCTCGGCGCGCTGCAACGGCACGGGCACCAACCCGGGTGCCGCGGTCTCTCCCCTCGGCGGATTCTTCGTCACGACCGACAGTGGGTACTCGGCGCTCAATCGTTACGCCCTGTGGCAGCAGCGCGACTACCCGGCAGGGACGCTCCCGGCCAACGCCGTCCGACCGTTCATGGCGCTCGCCGCGGTCAACCCCGTGACGGGGGTCAACCAGCAGCCCGCGTCGTCCTTCAACTACACCACGGCGAACATCTCGGCCGACATCGCATCCGTGGCGTCCGCCTATCCGAACCTTGTCGGCTCGACCAAGCCGATCCGCGTGTTCGAGGCCGACCTCGCGTGGTTCGACTGGCTGGGCCAATGCGCCCCCAAGTCAGCCGGCGGCGGTCACTACGGCGGCGACTCGAACGGTGCGGGACTCGTCACCGCCGTCAACGGCGCCGGATTCGACGCGTGGTGCTACATGCAGCCCTACGTCGAGACGCAATGGTGCGCCGCGGCGGGAGTCCCGTCTGACGCCTACGTCACGGCGACCGTAGCAGGCTGGGATGCGACCGTCACGCACATCTGGGACCACACGACCGCCAACGGCCGTGCGCAGATCGCGGCGATGGCACAGCGGGTCCACGACCTCGGATTCGCGGGCTGCCGCTGGGACTGGATGAGCAACGAGCCGTGGCGCGAGTTCGGCATCCTGTACTACTTCCGCCAGGCCATCAAGGCGCTCGACCCGAACTTCGTCATCGAGTGCGGCGACGGCTACGTACAGGCCATCGGTGACATCCTCGACAACGCGGGGCAGTTCGGCTACGGCGCCGGCACGAACGCCCAGTGGGACGTCATGCTCCTGCACCGCGCCAAGATCATGGCGCTGTCGGCTCCGAACAAGTCACTGTGCTGCGACCTGCTCGCAAACGCCGACGACACGACGGTCATCCGGCCCCTCGCGACCGTCCAGAAGCAAGCGCGCATCATGTTCGGCTACGGCTTCCCGTCGATGGGATGGATGGACCCGGCCGTCTTCAGCGGCGGCAACCCGTTCACCGACCCGACCGTGACGGGCTACTTCGCCAGCTACGAGGCGATCGTCGCACGCAACGCGACCAACCCGGTACCGACGCGCTCCATCGTCGGCAACATCGACACTTCCTACAGCGTCGTGCAGACGTGGGCGGACGGCTCGACCGTCACCTACGACGCGACCGCCGACACGCTGACGTTCGCGACGAACGTCCCAGCCGACACGCTGACTCTCGCGCTCGCGCCCTCGGCATCAGTGAGCGCGGACGCGAACATGACGGCATGCAAGCTCACGGAGACGATGGCCATCCCACCGCTGCTCTCGGTCTTCGACGTGGCACCCGGAGTCCTGTCGCCCCCAGCGTCGGTGTACGTCATCGCCGACGTGCTGACGATGACGCTGACCGCTGCGGGTTCAGAGACCGACGACGCCAACGTCATCGCCGACGTGCTGGGCATCTCCGGCACGATGCTGATCTCCACGTGGTCGTACTTCGACGTCGCGGCCGGCGTCCTCGCCTTCACGCAGGACGTATACGTCGCGGCCCAGGCCCTTTCGATGCTCGACTCCGTGGGCGGCACCACACAGCGCGGGGACGCCGCGACCGTCGCGGACACGCTGGCTCAGACCTTCGCGGAGCCGGACACGTCGCTGTCGGTCGACGCGAACCTGCTGGCGCAAGCGTTCTCGGTACTCGACAGCCTGCCCGATGTCACGTTCTCCTTCGGCATCCCCGCCGCTGTCCTCGCCGACACGCTGTCGCTGATCGAGGCCGTCAACGACGTCGGGCTCACATCCGACGCGAACCTGCTCGCCGATGGGTTGGCCCAGGCATTCTCCATCGCCGGAACCGTGGCGGGCGACGCGAACGCCACGAGCGACGTGCTGGCGGAGACTGCGAGCATGCAGAACCCGGCGGCGACCTCCGACGCGAACCTTGCGAGCGACGTGCTGGCACTTGCCGAGACACTCGGCAGCTTCACGTGGAGAGTCGACGCGATACTCACCGCCGACCTGCTCTCAGTCCTGCACGCGATGGTCGATCCTGCCATCACCGGTGACGCGGGGAGCACCCCGGACGTGCTGGCGATCCTCGCGGGCATCGAAGAAGCGACGCTGACGTTCGATGCCAACCTCGCACCCGATGCGCTCCTCGTGTCCGATGTGCTCTCACAGGTCGGTTTCTCCGTCGAGGTCTACCACCTGCACCTAGCGCCCGGCGCGCTTCGCACAGCGGCTCCTCCACGCGGCTCACAGCACTTGAGTTACCTGCCCGTCGGCATCCCCACGATGAAGGACTAGAGGGGCGCGAAATGGACACACTGATCGCCGACAGCTCCGGCTTCTGGTCGTGGACCGCACCCGAGGCGGTCGATCTGCTCACGCTGGTCGTGACCGACCCGAACGGGCAGCTGGTCGACGTCGGGACTCCAACCAACGACGGGCTGCTGTTCTCCCTGACGATCCCGGCGGCGCTGATCCCGCGCTCCAAGATGGGGCGCTGGGTCTTCGACCCGCAATACCAAGTCACCGTCTCCGGTGACCCGGCCAAGCGGTCTGACCCCCGCGAGGTCTGGCTGCTCGACGCCGCCTATGGCGACTATGGCGACCTGTCCGACATCCTCGGCTATCTCGGACTGTTGCTGCCGGCACTCACCGCCACGAGCAACCCCACGCTCTCAGAGGTCACCTCGCTCATGGCGCGTCAGTCCGAGGAGTACGACCTGCGCCTGTCGGTGGCGGGCTACACCGTTCCGCTCGCGTCGGTCGTGGGACTGAGCCAGGCCGGCCGCGCGGTGTCGCTGGCCGTCGCCGGACAGATACTGCGCCGGTTCATGACCGGCCGCGGCGACTGGCCGGGCGTGGCGACCGCCAAGGGATACGAGGCCGACGCCGAGGACGTCATCATGCGCATCATCCGCGGCTCCGTCGTCCTGCCTGAGAAACAGGCGCCGGCCACCTCGAACTTCCGTCGCCCAGGTGTGATCGGCACGTCTCCCGCAACGCCGACGAGCCGCACGCGCGAGTTCGAGGAGCGGCACGGCACGGCGTTCGACCGCGGGTCGTGGTAGACGTGGCCGCCATGTTCACGTTCGCCTTCGAGGACGCGCCGATCATGATGGGCATCGAGCGCCTCGGCGCGATGCTCACCGACATGGACTGGGCCTGGGACGCGATCATCCCGGAGCTGCAGGCCGTCATGCGCGAGGAGAAGGCCTACGAGGGCGACGTCGGCGGCATCGGGCCGTGGGCGGACCTGTCCGAGCCCTACGGCATGTACAAGGCGCTCCAGTGGGGCGACCAGCCGATACTGACCGCCTCGGGCGCGGGCTTCGACGCGCTGACGGGCGAGACTTCCGACACCATCACTGAGAAGACGCCGGACTCGCTCGTGTGGGGCGTCGGCGGGCAGGCCGGCTACATGGCCTACCACCAGACCGGCACCACGCGTATGCCCCAGCGCAAGGTCTTCGACGAGGAGCTCCTGCGCGAGGCCATCGCTCAGGGCTTCGTGACGATCGGCAAGGGCCTGTCGGGCGCGTTCAGCGGCAAGGAGGTGTAAGTGGGATGCCTCTCGATGGTGACTTCATCCCGCTGCAGATCATCCGCGACCTGATGGCCACGGACTTCCAGGCCCACTGCGCCGCGATCGCGACGGCACGAGGGGAGCCGGTGCCCGCACCACTCACCGAGATCCGCGACGACCCGAGACCATTCTCGGGTCTTTCTGTGAACGGACCCTCGGCGCGTATCGGGCCGTTCGACCTCGCTGTGGACGACCAGCACGTGGAGTCGACCACGCTGTCCGAAGTCCTGCTCGGCTCCGTCGTCATCGCGGACATGACCGGAGGCCCCGATTCGGTGGCACTCGCCAACGTGATGCGGATCCGAAAGGTCGCGCTCCTGCGCACGTTCGCAGCCAGCGCCGTCCACCCTGTCTACGGCGCTCCGCCCTACCGAGGCGTGCTGCGCTACAAGTTCGTCAAGTCGGTAGGCACACCCGGACTGCCGAAGGGCGCCGACGGCGCGTGGTGGCAGGCCGTAGGCGCTCAGGTCCGCTTCACGTTCTTCGACACCATCGACTGAGAAAGAGGAGGCAAGCTCATGGGGCTCCCTGAGAACGGCGTAGCGATCGGCCAGATCACGGCTGTCTACGCGTACCCCTGGACGGCCGGCCAGACCGGTCCCCCGACGATCGACGGCTCCAAGGCTGTCGGCAACAGCATGCAGGAGTTCGAGATCGTCCCCAAGGCGAAGGCCGAGCCCACCCGCGCTGCCGCCTACCAGAACGCCATCACGGGCTACTTCATCTCGGAGAAGGAAGCCGCCATCGTCATGAAGGGCGACCAGCTCACCCCGAACGACCTCGCGCTGGCGGCCGGTGCTCAGACGGCGAACAGTGGTAACGACGTCTATGACTCCGGTCTGGGCGGCGTGCCCGGGGACTACATCCTGCTCGTTACCGGTCTGGTGCTGACCGGTCCCAGCGCCAACAAGATCAAGACGTTGTGGGTTCCGAAGCTCGTGTTCACTCCCGACACGAGCTACAAGGGTGACTTCAAGCAGATCATGCTCGGCTACAAGGCCGGGTGTGTTATCGACGGCTCGGCGAGCTACCCCGCGCAGAGCGTCCCGGCGCCGCTGCTGTGGTACCTGGTCGACACGCCTGTCGTGGCGCCGACCACACTGCTGCTCGCCGCGAGCAACCCGATCACCCCGGCCGACACGGCTACCGGCGTGGCCATCGGTATCGCTCCGACGGTCGCGTTCCGTCAGGTGCTCAACGGCCTGCACGTCAACGGCAGCAACTTCTTCCTGGTGCGCGATGACACCGACGCGCTCGTGCCGGCCACGGTCGGCTTCCAGGACTCGGCGCATCTGGTGGTGCAGATCACGCCCACATCCAACCTCGTGAGCGGAAAGAAGTACCGCCTCGTGGTCGCCCCCAACCGCGTCGCCGACATCTACGGCAACGTGTTCGCAGGCTCAGTGACGTACTTCACCTGCGCCTAGTCCGAACCCCCATCTTGCTGTGGGCCCTTGCGCAGCGCCGCGTGAGGGCTCACAGCATCCACCTACCGACATGGAGGCGCTTCCATGACCGACATCATCGCCAAGACCGTGACCCTGCTCGTCGACGGGGCCGAGCAGGACTTCACCCTGCGCACCCCGACCGTGTTCGCCCGCGAGGTATTGCTCGAGCTCGCGCTCGAGGCTGGCATCGACGTCTTCAACGCCGGGCGCATCCCTGAGGGCGTCGTCAACCCGAAGGGACTCGCCGACAACCTCGCGACCCTGGACGCAATGAGCCGCGAGACTCGCCGTACCGCGGAGTGGAAGACCACGCGCGCAGAGGCGGCCGCGAAGGTCGACGCGCTGCCCACGAGCCCTGCCGAGCTCGCGAAGCTGCAGCGCGAGGCCAACCTCGCGAAGATGCGTTCCACCAGCGAGAACATGAAGGCCGTCACCGCCATGCTCGCGGCACTGCTGACCGACGCCGCCGAGAAGGACCCGGTGACGCATCGGCCCCTCTACGTCTACTCGCGCGAGGAGGCGTCGGCGATGATCCCGAGCGACGCCATGGAGGCGGTCTTCAATACCGTCGGCTCGCTGTGGCCGGATGACTCGAAAGAGGCGACCCCGGGAAACCCTCCGGCGGCTCCGGCCGCCGAATAGTAACCGCGCAGGACTTCTACGAGGAGCTCGTCTGGAACGCCCACGTCCTGTGCCCGCGCTACGGCATCAGCCTCTCGGAGCTGCGCTACCTCACCACCTGGACCGACTACCGACGCCTCCTCGACGCGAGCAACCTCGTCGAGGAGCACCTGAGCGCGCTACAAGAGGGGTGAGATGATGGCCGACGCAGAGGTCTCGCTGCTCGCGCGGATAGGTGCCGACGTCACCGGTGCGCTCGGCGGACTCGGGCAGCTCGGCGAGGGCATCAAGGGCATGGCCGCGAAAGCTGCCTCGGCACTTGTGGCGGTGGGCCTGGCGAAGTTCGCCGACGACTCCATCAAGGTCGCCGAGAAGGCGCAGCTCTCGGTCGAGCAGATGACCAACACCGTCAACAACGCGCTGACCAGCGGGAGCAAGAACGCTTCTGCCGCGATGCAGAACGACGCGCAGGCATCCGCGTCGGCGACGGACAAGGCCGCTGCCGCCTTGGACAAGTACGGCGTGGGATCGGCACAGTATAAGGCCGCCGCCGACAAGGCCCACGACGCCGAGGCCAAGCTCGCCGACGACCGACGGAACATGGCCGAGCTCAACACGCAGACGGGCAAGACATTCGCCACGTATGCGACGCAGATCACGGACTCCATCGCCGCCGAGTCCGACCTGTCGAGCTTCACCAAGGGCGACCTGCGCCAGGCGTTCACCGGCCTTGTGGGCGTCACCGGCAACGTCCAGCAATCCCTGAAGCTCACCAACGAAGCCGCGGACCTGTCGGCCTTCGCCACCGCCGCCGGCAAGAGCATGTCGCTGGGTCAGGCGGGCATCCTGCTCGGCAAGGTCTACGACGGCAACACCACGGCGCTGCAGCGGTTCGGCATCACGATCCCTAAGGGCGCCACCGCGATGGAGGCGCTCCACGCGGTCCAGCTCAAGACCGCCGGGAGCGCCAAGACGTTCGGCGACTCCGAGGTCGGCACGAACAACAAGCTGAAGAACGCGTATACCGACCTGCAGGTCGCCGTCGGGACGGCGTTGCTCCCCGCGTTGCGAGGGGCCACCACATGGCTGACCAACACGCTCGACGGGTTCAACAAACTCCCGGGCCCGGTCAAGTCGATCATCATCGGCATCGTCGGAGTCGCTGCCGCCATCGGCATCCTCGCCCCGTGGATCTCCACCATCGCCACGATCGTCGGCCTCGTCCAAAGCTGGGGCCTCATCACCAAGGCGGCAACGGTCTTCCAGTGGCTCTTCAACGTCGCGATGGATGCCAACCCGGTCGCACTCGTGGTCATCGGCATCGTCGCGCTCATCGCCGTCATCGTGCTGCTCGTGACCCACTGGAAGGCCGTCGTGGAGTGGGTCACGAAGGCGTGGGATGCCGTCTCGAAGTTCGTCGGCGGCGTCGGTAGTGCCATCGGCAACTTCTTCACCGGCGGCGGGTCGCCGAGTCCGGGCAAGGGCTACGCGTCCGGCGGCGTGCTGTCGGGCCCGTCGAGCGGCTACGGCGTCTCGGCGACCTTCCACGGCGACGAGGTCATCGCCCCGCTCTCGGGACGCATCGCCCCGTCAGCGCGCCCGGCGCTGGCACAGGCCGCCGCGAACAACGGCATCGGCGGTGGTGGAAGCACACAGTACGGGCCGTTCGTCTTCCCCGGCGTCACGTCGCGCAGCGAGGCCAACGGCATCGCGAACAAGGTCAACGCTCTCATCGGCGGCACGGGTGCACCGGTGATGGATTTCGGAGGCTAGGCGCATGACGGTACCTCTGCAGATCCACGCCAACGGCAACGACTACAACGACGGGCTCGTCTACGAGCTGCAGCCGGGGTTCTCCTTCGGCACGGCCGCCAAGACGCCTGAGGCCCTGCGCCTCGAGGCCGGTGGCGGCGCGGTGATGCCCGACGCCTGGGAAGACGCGGCATGGGTGCTCACGTGGAAGGTCTACGGCGCGACGGGCGGGCAGGTGCAGGACCGCATCCGCGCGCTTCTCGCCGACTTCGCCCCGTGGACCGAGGTATCGGTGCAGCTGCCCGCGATGCCGGTCGCACACGTGATGTTCCTGACCTCGCTCGACGCGCCTTCCAACTTCGCGCTTCAGCCTGCGCTGCCGGGCGGCCTGCCCTTCGCGCTCTTCACGCTGACCGGGACGCGCTACGGACTATGGCTCGACGCCGGGCTGCACTCGCCGGTGCTCGCTTCCGACGGCACGACGCCGGTGACCAACATCGCGGTGGCGTTCCCCGGTACCGTGAACTGCATCGCCTCGAAAGGGACCACCTACGGCTTCGTGACAGCCACGCTGACGGCCGACAGTGCCCCGGCGGCAGCATTGGCCCTCGGCTTCAGACCCACGCCGCCTTCGGGCTACCAGCCGTGGCAGAAGTACAGCGGCGTGTCTGTCGCGGGCGCCTACGGCGGAGTCGCCTCGAAGATCACCACGCTCGTGTCCTCCGGGTTCACGAAACCACCGATGGCCGCCACCGAGATAGACAGCGTGGGCTACGCCGGGCAGGTCCTCGCGCTGCTGCGGGCGTGCACCGACTCGACGCTTGCGGCCAACCCCGTCTTCTACCAAGCGTTGGTCGAGAGCCATTCGAGCGCGTTTACGAGCAACCCGATGGACGCGGTTGGCGACTCCGTCCCGGCCGGGCAGTACGGCTCCATCTTCGAGCTCGCGCAGCTCGGCGTGCTGCCTCTCCCGGCGGACTTGATGCCGAAAGCCGGTGGCACGTTCACGAGCCACGTCGGAGTGCAGGCGGAGGGAACGCTCGCGTCGGCCAACGCCGCATGGGTCGATACCGTCGTGTGGATGCCAGCGGCGCTCTGCGAGGTCGTGACGGCGGCATTCGCCGCGAACGGCTACGGCTTCACGGTCGAGAACCTCTCGCCGATCGCCTCGCAGCGCCGCGCGTACCTCTCAAAGTTCACGAGCGGCGTCCCGGTGCTGGGCCCGACGCTCTCGCGCACGCCCTACGGAAGCGGCCTCTGGTGCCCGAACGGCACCTTCGCGGCCGTCACGATGGTGGACTCGCGCGCCACCACACCATGCGCCACGGGGCGCCTGACGCTGCAGTACCGACCACTTTACTGCGACCTTCTTGGCAGCTCCTGATGAGCGGGATAGAGGCGTTCACCGCGCCCGCGCTTTCGGGACCGTGGGCGCCACTCGCCACCGACCGGGACGCTCCCCCGACCTGGACCGACAACGACCCCGGCGGCTACGGCGAGGCGCACGTCAAGACGCTCGCCATCCCCGCCGGCGTGCGCGACCAGCTGCAGGGAACCTTTCTCAAGCTGGTCGGGCCGAGCCGTCCGGTGTTCCTCGGCCGTATCGAGTCAAAGCCTCTACCTGACGGTGAGGTCATGGCCTACGGGCACCAGACGTGGCTCGACGACCTTGTGTGGCAGGCCGGGCTCGCGGGCAGCGGTGCCTACACGCATGACTTCGGCGACGGACCCGGAGCGACGGTCTACCAGCCCATGTACGGGCAGGGGACGTACCTCGAGACCTGCATGGCCGCGTTCCAGATGTTCTCGGGGCACAACACTGCGACGAGCGGCTCCGACGTCTTCCAGACCGACCTGAAGAACGGGATCAACTGCTCGTTCAAGGACTGGATAGAGCTGCCGCTTGCCACCACCTACCAAGCGGACTTCTACATCCCGATCGGGGCGACCACCAAGGCGTCCTTCGCCTTCGGCGTGAACATCACCGGCTGCACCGGAACGGTGTCCGTAAGCATCGGCCCGGCCCGCCACCTCGCCACGCCGGACCCCACGACGCTGGACGCCTACCAGATGACGGGGGTCGCGTCGGCGTTGCCTTGGACGTGGGGGACGAACTACACCGGGACGGCGGCGCTGAACCTGGTCGACACCATCCCCTTCGACGGCATCTGGGTGAGCGTCAAGTACCTGACCAACGCCGACTTCCTCTACGCCGGCGGCCCGAACATCTCGATCACCCCGGCGCCGGGCATCTTCGGGGTCGTCGGCACCGACGGCGCGACCATCGTCGGCGGCGACACGCTCGGGGCCTCGGACGTCATCACCGACCTGTGGTCGCGGGTGCCTGCCGCGATCTCCGACGGCACGGAGGTGTGGACGGAGATCGAGACCAACGACAGCACCTCCGGGTCGAGTGTCATGGGCCTCTCATCGACCCCCGCGGCGTTTGGCACGATCACAACGACGCACCAGACGGTCCAAATCGCCATCGACACCGCCGCCCCTCATGGAGTTCGACTCGGGGTCTACTCAGGTTCGACTCTCGTGTACCAAGAGGACATCCCGAACGCGGCAGGCTACGGGGCCTATCCCAGAAGCAGCCTCTTCTCTCTGACTCCGGGCACGTACACGCTCGAGCTCTCCGGCTTCGGCGGGGTTGGCTACGGCGCCTTCTACAAATCGTCAGGTGGCGTCGCTAACCGCAAGGTCTTCGAGCAGTTCAACAGAGCCGCCGTGAACCTGTCGTTCATCCAAGACGACGCCACCGACCTCGGGCGCTTCATCATGGGCGCGACCGACAAGTTCAACGACACGATCGCCAAGGTGCTCGGCTACACGGACGCGCGCTACGGCTGCTGGTACCGCCTCGTCGGCGGCGAATGGGCATGCGTCCCGGTCTACGAGGACCACACCACCACGCCCGACTACGAGGCCACGGAGGATCTGCGAGCCGACGGCTCTTCCGGAGGCGTGAGCGCGTCTTTGCAGCCGGGCGGCATCAAGGACATGTGCTCGATGACCCGCACGGAGTACAAGGCCCCCGACGGCACGACCCTCTACCTCGACACGCCCGACGCCGACGCGACGCACCTGCTGACGCAACGTGGCATCACACGCGTGCGCACCGCTTCGGCCGACACCGACCTGGACACCGCCGCCGCGCAAGCCGGGGCGACGAGCAACGCCACGTACGGCCGCTCGTCGATGCCCGGCACCGTGACCGTCACCCGCTCGATCCTGTCGATGGCAGGCGGCGTCGTGGAGCCGTGTGACATCCAGACAGGCATGAACCTGCTGCTGCATTCCGCCCGCTACGGCGAGGTGCTCGACCGGATCGTCAGCGTCGACCACGAGGGCCGCAGCAAGGCCATGCTCACGCTGGCATCCAACCCGTTCTCACCCAAGCGTCTCAAGCGCGCGCTGCGCAAGGGGTCCATCGGATCCGGCGGCCAAGTCGCCGGGCTAGCGTAGAGGAGAGGTCATGAGGCGCTGCACGATCTGTCTCGCACTTGCCTTGTCCGTCGCCCTGGTCGGCTGCGCCGCTCCGCACTACATCGTCCACGAGCTGCTCAAGGGCGACTTCTACTACATCACGTGGCGCCTGGTCGCGTGACACACCTACAGGAGGTAGGAAGCATGGCATTCTCGACGAACGCAATCCTCCTGCATCAACGGCTCGACGCGCAGGTGGGCCATCCGTACATCTGGGGGACCGCGGATTGCTCGGAACTCGTCACCGACGTCATGGGGCCGGAGGGCTTCGGCGTTGTGCGCTCGCGCCTGACCGCCGACGGCTTCTACCACATCTCCTCGCGCATCGGGACGCCGGGGCTGGTGGGCGACTGCTTCGTGGAGCTGGACCCTGGCACGAACCACGCGCACCACATCGGCATGTTCTACGGCCCGGACGACGCCGGGGTGCTGTGGACGGTGGAGGCGCGAGGTGTTGCCTACGGCACACCGAAGTACCGGCTCGACGACCCGAAGAATGGCGCCAATCACCGCCACGTGATCTGGATCCGCCTCAACAACTGCGCACTCGGCGAGTTCTATGCTCCCGCGCCGCCGGTCGTTCTGGCGACCCCACGGGTGCCGGGCAACATCGTCGTGCATCGGACGCTCCGCGCCAACGGCGAGCACTTCTTGACCATCCGCGGCGACGAGGCACTCCGAGCCGGACGGTATGAGGGCTACGCCTTCGAGTTCGACCCGAAGACGGCCACCGTTCCGGTCATGCGGCTCCACAACGAGCAGACCGACCGCCACTTCTACACGCTGGACCCTGGCGAGCAGTCGAACCTCGCCAACCGGCTCGGCTACGTCCCCGAGGGCACGGCGTTCGGCGCCGACCCGAACGGCAAGACGCCCGTGCTGCGCTGGACGAGTCCGGCACCAGCCAGCCAGCGGCTGTGGACGGCCGACCCTGCTGAGCGCCCGAGCGGGTGGAAGAACGACGGCACCGCTTGGAGGGTGTGATGAGCACCCTGGCGCCGTCCCTCAACGCTTGGTACGTCCTCGCCGCCGTCATAGCCGCCGTCTTCACCGCGCTCGGCGTCATGGGCACGCAGTGGTACAACCACCGCACCGCCAAGGACGCGGAGGATGTGGCCGATCGTCACCGCGCGCGCGAGGACGACGCCCTGTCCGACCGCATCAACCGGCTCGTACAGGAAGAGGCCGACAAGCGCATCGCCGTCATCAAGACGGACTTCGAACTCAAGATCATAAGGGCGGAAGTGAGGCATCAGGACCAGCTCACGAGCATGCGCCTCGAGTTCGAGACGAAGCTCAAGGAGCAGGCGCGGAAGATCGGCGCGCTCGCGAGTTCGCTCGAGATCCGCGGTTGCGACGTGGTCGACTGCCCGAATCGCGTCAAGGTGGACGGCTTCATCAAGGTCGGCGGCACGGACAGCGACTAAGAAGGAGAGGACATGACCATCCAACAGTTCTGGAGCAACACCATCGTCCGGGCCATCCTGACCGCACTCGGAGCGGGTGTCATGGCGGCACTCTCGCCGCTCGTCCCCGTGTTCGCGACTGGCGTGATGCCGTCGCAGGAGGCGCTCTTCTCGGCCGCCATGATCGGCGTCGCCGCGCTCATCTCGGTCGGCGTGTCGCTGCTGAGCCGCTTGACCGGCGATCCGAACTCGGGGACGTTCACCAGATGATGAAGCTCGGGAAGACACCAGCTCGCCCGGGAGCGGTCACGTTCAAGCTCGTGGACTACCTGACGGCGCTCCCGAAGCCGCCGACGACGTTCGGGCACGAGACCCTCATCCCGACATGGGGCATGAACGGCAACGACGCCGTGGGTGATTGCGTCATCGCCTCCAAGGCGCACCTCATCGAGATGTGGAACGCCGAGGCAGGCCGACCGGTCGTCGTCACGACGAAGGACAGCTTGGCCGACTACTCGGCCATCACCGGGTACGACCCCACCGACCCGAACAGCGACCAGGGCACGGACATGTCGGTGGCCGCGAGCTACTTCCGCAAGACCGGCTACCGGGACTCGGCCGGCACCCGACACAAGATCGGCGCCTACCTGTCCATCACGCCGGGTAACTGGTCGGAGCACCTTCAGGCGCTCTACCTATTCGGGGCCGTGGAGATCGGCATCAACTTCCCGGCCTCAGCGATGGCTCAGTTCAACGCCGGCAAGGAGTGGTCGTACAACTCGCGGTCCAAGATAGAGGGCGGCCACTGCATCCCGCTCGTGGCGCATCGGACCCCTCAGTCGCTGACATGCGTCACGTGGGGCGCGCTCGAGCGCATGACCCCGCGGTTCTTCACGGCGTTCAACGACGAGTCCCTCGTGTACCTGTCGCCGGAGATGCTCACGGGCGGCAGAAGCCCGGAAGGGTTCAACCTCGCTCAGTTGCAGGCCGACTTGAGCCAGCTCCACTAGGCACGGCAGCACGAACAGACGAAGGCCCCGCTACCGTGATGGTGGCGGGGCCCCTTCGCGTCCACGGACCGCTACTTTCGCGTCGTGAGCTCGAGCATCTTGTTGTCCGCGTCGAAGGTGGAAACCGACGTCGCCGCCGGGACCTTGGCCAGCACGACGCTGTTGTATGCCGCGCCCACCTTCTCGGCTCCGTTCGCGCCCGCGCTCCCAGCCAGCGCCGCGGACGTCTGGTTCAGGGTGATGATGACCGTGCCGTCCGCGTGCGCGGTGATGTGGTCAACGAGACTCGACACGGGCGACCCGGCGGCGTCGATCGCTGTCTGTGCCTTCGCAACCAGCGCCGGGTTGTCCGCCAGGTCGGCCGCGCCCGACGCCGCGCAGTAGTTGAATCCCCACACGACCAGCCCGCCGAGGATGAGCACGACCAGGCAGCCGATCGCGGTCGCCTTCGGGCTGGCCTTCGCCTTGGCCTTCGGCTCACGCTTCGCACACTCCGGGCAGCCGTCGAACTCGTCCGCGTACTCGGCCCCACACTTCGCACACTTCTTCATGTCGCGCTCCCCTCATCGTCCGGCGTTCATGCGTCGCATCGTGTCCGGGTCCGCATGCAGGTAGTACTTTGCCGTCGTCAGGACGCTCGAGTGCCCCAGCGCCGCCGAGATGTCAGCGATGGCCTCGCCCTTGTGCATGAGATCCGTCGCGTACGTGTGCCTCAGAGCGTACGGCTTGAATGGCGGGATGCCCAGCTTCTCGCAGTAGCGGGTGATCGTCACGTGGTAGGTGTTGACCCGGATCGCCTTCACGCCGCCGAACAGGAATGGTCCGTCGGGGCGCACGGCTATCCAGCCTCGCAGGGCATCGGCGCACGGCCCCGCTGTGTCGAAGCACAGCCGTCGCTCCCCTGTCTTGCCGTCGCGCGGCGTGACGAGCGCCCGTCTCAATGTCCAGGTCGCACAGCCGCATCCTGCACGCCTCGCCGGGACGCAGCCCGACCGCGTACTGGAGCATCATCATCGTCCGGTACGGTTCGAGGATGGCGGCGGCCACCGCGTCGAAGTGGTCCCGGCGCACCGTCTGCGGCACCGCGTGTCTGGGTTCCGCCCGTTTCGGACGATGCTGTATGCTCACCCGCGCTGTCCCTTTCCCTCCTGCGGATAGTGACAGCATCATACCACGTCGAAACTTTCTCAAGATTACCCCTTGCATGGCGTCCCCCCTTCGGTGTACGGTGTCACTATCCCCGTAGGTGACGGGGACTAACCGATGAATCGGAGCCTCCGCCCATGGACGACAGCGTACTCATTTCGCAGCGTCAGGCAGTCAAGATGCTCCGGGACGTGGGCCTGTCCCGGACCGCCGCGTATCAGCGGCTCAACAAGCTCCCGTCGCGCATCCTCGTGGACTCACGGGTGTGGTCGCGCATCGACGTCGAGCTCTTGGTCGAGAAGCTGACGCGCGACGGTGAGCAGGTGCCGCATGTTCTCTGACTACGACCGGACCCACGTCCGCGAGATCGTCGAGGGCGAAGGCACATGGTTCACCGCGCAGCTGTTGCGGCTGATCGCCAAGGCTGACGACGAGCACTGCGCCCGGATCGCACTCGGCTTCCCGGAAGAGGTCGCGGCCTTTGAGGCGTGGCAGCGGGGCACCCCGAGTTTCTAGCACGACAAGAAACGCGGTCAGGAGCCGCGCACGCCACCAACGCAAGGAGGGGGACACGATGGGGACCGGACTCACCAAGATCATCAGTGCGGCGATGGCCGCCTGTGCGAGGAAGGGCGAGCGCAAAGCCTGCAAGGACTGCCCGCTCGCGATGTACTGCTCGGCGGTGAAGTAGCCATGAAGCTGGACAAGCTCCAACTCCACAACTTCAAGGGCCTCCGCGACTTCACGCTGACGCCCGACGGCCAAAGCCTCAACGTCTTCGGCGACAACGCCACCGGCAAGACCACCCTGTCCGACGCGCTTCACTGGCTGCTCTTCGACAAGGACAGCACCGGCGCCAAGGACTTCGCGATCAAGACGACCGACGAGTCCGGCGAGGCGATCCACAACCTCGACCACTCCGTGAAGGCCACGCTCGACGTCGGCAGCAACTCGCCGATCGTGCTGGAGAAGGTCTACCGCGAGCAGTGGACCAAGAAGCGCGGATCCGCGACGTCCTCGTTCACCGGCCACACGACCGACTACTTCGTCGACGGCGTGCCGGTGCCGCTCAAGGACTACAAGGCGCGCATCGCCGAGTTGGGCGACGAGGAGACCTTCCGCCTGCTGACCAACCCGAGCCACTTCAACTCGCTGCACTGGGCCGACCGCCGGCGCATCCTGCTCGAGGTCTGCGGCGACATCGACGACGCCGAGGTCATCGCGTCGAGCAAGAAGCTCAAGCGCCTGCCGGAGCTGCTCGGCAACCGCTCACTGGACGACGAGCGCAAGGTGCTCGCCGCGCGCCGCAAGGAGATCAACGCCGAGCTCGAGCGGATCCCCGTGCGGATCTCGGAAGTCGGGCGCGGCCTGCCCGAGACGCCCGCCACCGTGCAGCCGCTCGCCACCATCGACTCCTACATCGCCAAGACCCGCGAGGAGATCGCACGCATCGAGGCCGGGGGAGAGGTCGCCGAGGCCACGAAGCGCAAGCGCGAGATCGAGGCAGAGCTGCTCGAGCTGGACAACGCCGATCGCGCCGCCGTCAACGGCGCTCTCGCTGACGCCGACGCCGTGACCTCCGCCAAGCGCCGTGAGGCATCCAAGGCTCGCGACCTCCTCGCCGAGATGGTCTCGGAGCGCGACCGCACCCAGCGGACGATCGACGAGAACTCGGCCGAGCTCACCCGCAAGCAGGAGCGCATGGCCGCTCTGCGCGACCGGTGGTCGAAGGTCGATGCCGATACGTTCACCACACCTGACTCCGACACGGTCTGTGCCGCGTGCGGCCAGGAGCTTCCGGCGGACCGCATCAAGGCCGCCCACGACAAGGCGCTCGCCGACTTCAACCGCATCAAGGCCGAGCAGCTCGAGGCGATCACCGCCGAGGGCAAGACGCTGAAGCTCGCCGCCGACGAGCTCGCAGGCAAGACCGAATCCTGGCGCTCGTGGCTAGTCAACTTCGAGTCAGGTATCGCGGAACAGCAGGCGGACGTGGACGGGCTGAGCAAGAAGGAGGCCGCGGCGCCCGTCCACGAGACCGTCGTCGAGATCCCCGGGAACGCGCTGCGCGCCGCCGGCCTCAAGGCGCTCGCTGCCACCGAGGTCGAGATCGCGGCGCTTACCGCCGACGTCGCCCCCAAGCTCGCTGAGCTGCGAGCAGAGATCGACGGACTTCTCGACGAGCGCACAGCCGCCGAGCAGGCAGCCCGCGACCTGGACGCCATCGACAAGGGCCACGCCCGCATCAAGGAGCTCGCCGCCGAGGAGAAGGCGCTCGCCAAGGAGTTCGAGCAGCTGGAGGCCGACTTGTTCCTGACCGAGGAGTTCGTCCGCGCCAAGGTCGAGCTGCTGGAGTCCCGCATCAACGCCCGCTTCTCACTCGTGCGCTTCCGGCTCTTCGAGCAGCAGATCAACGGCGGCCTGGCTGAGTGCTGCGAGACGCTCGTGGGCGGGATCGGCTACAGCGACATGAACTCCGCTGCGAAGGTCCAGGCCGGCATGGACATCATCAAGACCCTGTCGGAGTTCTACGGCCTCACGGCGCCCATCTTCGTGGACAACCGGGAGTCCGTCGTCGAGCTGCCCGCCATGGACTGCCAGGTCATCTCACTGTACGTGAGCGCCGACGACAAGGTGCTCAGGGTCGAGAAGGTCTCGGCATGACGGCGGCCGTTGACATCACCGCGCGCCGTTTCGGACGGCTGGTCGCTGTAAGAAGCACTGGCAGCAACCATCGCAAGCAGCGCCTCTGGCTCTGCATCTGCGACTGCGGAGAGACCACCGAAGTGCCGACAAGCGCGCTGCTCATGGGCAACACGAAGAGCTGCGGGTGCCGCCATCGCCAAGTGCTGGCTGAGGGGTCTCGCACTCACGGGAAGTCAGTCGATCCGGCAACCGGCAGGCGAGCCCGCCTCTACAACACCTGGCGAAAGATGCGCCAACGCTGCTTCAACCCCAATGACCCGAAGCACCCGGACTACGGCGGCCGAGGGATCACCGTCTGCCCGGAATGGCTCGGCTACCCCGCTTTCCACACTTGGGCCATGGCCAACGGCTACGAGGCCCATCTGTCCATCGACCGCATCGACGTCAACGGCAACTACGAGCCCTCCAACTGCCGGTGGGCGGATGCGAAGACGCAGGCCAACAACAGACGGCCTCGTCGCTGGAAGACCAAACCCATCATCGAAAGGACCGCGTCATGACTGACACCCCCGCGGGCGCCCAGCTCGCAACGACCAAGAACCAGATCGTCGACCTGGTGGCCGACAAGGTCCGCCAGTTCGCGACCAATGGACAGCTCAACTTCCCCGCCAACTACAGCCCAGAGAACGCGCTTAAGAGCGCGTGGCTGATCCTGCAGGAGACCGTCGACAAGGACAAGCGCCCGGTGCTCTCGGTCTGCACGACGCCGTCCGTCGCCAACGCGCTGCTCAACATGGTGGTCCAAGGCCTGAACCCCGCCAAGAAGCAGGGCTACTTCATCGCCTACGGCTCCGTCCTCGTCTTCCAGCGTTCCTACTTCGGGACGATGGCCGTCGCCATGCGCGTGGACCCGAACATCGAGGACATCACCGCGCAGGTCGTCTACGCGGGTGACACGTTCAAGTACGCCATCGAGCGCGGTCGCAAGCGCGTCGTCGAGCACGTGCAGGATCTGGCGAACATCGAGAAGGCCAAGGCCATCGCCGCGTACTGCACGGTCTACTACCGCGACGGTCGCGAGATCTCCGAGGTCATGACGCTCGACGAGATCAAGCAGGCTTGGAAGCAGTCGCAGATGCGTCCGGTCGGCGACGACGGCGGGATCAAGGCCGGGTCTACGCACGACAAGTTCCAGGCCGAGATGATGATGAAGACCGTCATCAACCGCACCTGCAAGCGCATCGTCAACGCCTCCGACGACTCCGACCTGGTCATCAAGGCGTTCGTCGCCAGCGACCAGGACACGGCCGAGGCGATTGCCACCGAGCAGATCTCAGTCAACGCCAACACCGACGAGATCATCGACGTGCCGGTGCACGTACTTGCCGACACTCCCGCCTCCGAGCAGCCGGACGTCGACTGGGACGCCGAAGCCGCAGCGCGCGCGGCCGAGGGCGCCGATGGGCCGGGCTTCTGATGGAGATCCGCATCCTCGGCTCCGGCTCGTCGGGCAACTGCTACTGGGTCAGTGACGGCGTCTCGCCGCTCCTGATCGAGTGCGGCCTGCCGGTGCGCAAGATCCGCGAGGCGCTCGACTTCAAGCTGTCCGATCTGGCCGGCTGCCTCGTCAGCCACGAGCACGGCGACCATTCCAAGGCCGCGCGAGATCTGATGAAGGCCGGGGTGGACATCTACGCGAGCGCCGGCACGCTCGACGTGCTCGGCCTCGAAGGGCATCGGACTCTGTCGCTCTGGAAGGCGAACGGGGAGTACGTCGAGGTGAACGTCGGTAGCTGGCTTGTAACTCCCTTCGCCGCCGTGCACGACGCGGCCGAGCCGCTCGGCTTCATCCTCGACTCCGATGCAACCGGCGAGCGCCTGTTCTACTCCGGCGACACCGGCTACATCAGTCCGCGTATAGCCGGCATGACGGACATCCTCGTGGAAGCGAACAACACCTGGGAGGCCGTACGGGCGGGCGAGGCGCCGCGATCGCTCAAGGAGCGCGTCGTCGCCAACCACATGAGCCTCGAGACCGTCAAAGGCTTCCTCGCTGCCAACGACCTCTCCCGGGTCAAGGTCATCTACCTGCTGCACCTCTCAGACGAGCACTCCGACGCCGACCTGTTCCGCCGCGAGGTCATGGAGCAGACCGGCAAAGAGGTGCGCATCGGATGACCGCACCCAAGTCCCCCCTCGTGGGACCCGTCGCAGACAGCGCCCCCCACGCTGACGCGGCTCTGTCCCCCCTCACCGCACCTGCGGCGGGTTCCGCCCCTCTCGGTTCCGAGTGCCCGTGGAAGCCGTGCGGCTACGGGCTGTGCTGCGAGTTCGGCCCTGCCGACTGCGTCGCACGGTTTGCGGGCGTCGAGCTATGACCTGCGGATTCACACAGGAGGCCAGACGGGTGCACCCGCTGTGCTCGGCGTGCCTCATGGCGAGCTCGTGCAGGCTCGTTCCCCGATCGCGGACGGCCTGCGACGGACTGGTGCAACGCGGGCGGCACCGGACAGAGCACGGCATGCTGCTGAGTCGGGACAACTGGAACATCCCGTGGCCGGGCACCGCTGCCGGTCGATGAGAAGGAGCTGAAGACGTGAAGTGTGCGAACTGCGAGTACGGGCAGGAGGGGTGCATCGAATCGTGCATCGACTGTGAATGCGCGCGGTGCATCCGGTACGAGAGCAATTCCGATTGCTGTCTCGGTGCGATGTTCGACCGCTACGCCCCGTTCGATGGCGTCGAGGAGGAGCAATGAAGGCTGCAAGTACCAAGGTGACCATCGACGCGCTGAAGGCGCTGGCACCACAACAGGTCATGGAGGACGACGCCAACCCGGAGCGGGTCGGATTGTTGCTCGGCGGCCAGGTCCTGTGGGTGATGCTCCGAGGCGCCGCCCTGATAGACCCGTACGTCTCAAAGGCCATCGTCCGGAGACACGCGAGGCTCCACGGGGAGCTGCCCGTCCCTGAGCCGGTGAAGATGCCGACCATGAACGTCTTCAGCCCGGACTTCGAGGCCAAAGCGTTCTCCGCCGACGACGTGGCCGGCGCGAGTCCGGCGCCCGCCATGGAGTTCGACATGGGGCCGGGGTCCATCGCCGACCGGATGAAGCACTTCACGGGCGTGGACGAAGAGCCGGAGCTTCCCGCGTGGCTCCAGGGCGTGACCGGCACGGTCGAGGCCCCGAGCACCGGAAGGGAGTGGTAGCCGTGAGCGACTTGGACACCACCCGACTGGCGGACTTCATTCTCCTGACCGACCGCATGGCGGCCACGCTCCGGGACATGGGGGAGTCGCTGCACGGCGACCCCGATGCCGTCGAGCTCGCGGATGAGTACGACCGGTTCAAGGCCAGCGAGGCCGCGGATGGCGCCGTCGACGCCGCGGACTTCAACGCCGACGAGCCGGTCGAGGAACGCGAGTGCCCGGAGTGCGCCGACGCCGGCGCCATCTTCCGCACAAGCGACGACTCGCTGCGCGTGCCGGCATGAACGGACTCGTGCATGTCGGCAAGCATCCCGTCAACGTGGCCTTCTGGCGCGACGCCCTGCTCATCATCGCGACCGCCGCGCTCATCGTCATCATCGTGCTGGTCCTCAGGTGAGCTCGACCGAGATAGTCGCCGCGATCGACCCTGGACTCGCGAACTGCGGCGTCCTGATATGGGACGGCCGGCGCATCATCGCCGCGCGCACGTTCACGAGTGGCGGAGACGGCTACCGGACGGACTTCGATCTCGCGTATCAGCGGTCGCGCGCGACCGCTGACGACGTCGCCGAGTACCTGCTGGCCTACCACGTCGAGCGGGCGGTCGTCGAGAAGTACCGCGACATCCCCGGCGATCTCCGTAAGGCGCGCAACCGCTGGACGACGCCGCTCGCGATCGGGGTGCTGCTCTCGAGGATCGACGTCGACGGCCGCACGATCATCTTCCAAGACCCGGAGTACGTGATGACCGCGTACTCGCAGGCGAAGTCGCTGTGGAAGGCGGGTCGGCACGGGATACTGCCCGGCGACGAGCTCATCACGAACGACCACCTGCGCAGCGCCGGTTGCCACCTGCTGTCCTACACGGCGCGCTCATGACCGCCGACCAGATGACACTCGGCAGGATCGAGGACGACCTCCCGACCGGTAAGCGCACCGACCCCGCGATCGAGGCGCGCCGGTTCATCGCAGAGAACCCGGAAGCGTACGGCCTGTTGGTCAGGTGGGCGCGCCGGGACATGGCCGAGGGCACGCGCCCGGAGCTGCACGGCTACCTGTACCTGCTGCGGAAGATGCCGTGGATCAAGCGCGGCGCCCGGGCCTACAAGGTGAACCACAACTGGTCTCGCTACCTGGTCGACATCCTCATCGCGGACTACCCCGAACTCGGAGACGAGCGCCGGGGATTCGTGCGCCGGAACCCGGTCCCCAAGCCGCGCCGCGGGGGTGGTGCCGCCCAGGAGTAGCGCACGACCCGACACACCCGTAGAGAGGAATCCCGATGAAGAACGACATCATCACCTTCGAGGACCAGAGGATCGAGAAGCGCGTCCGCGCGGCACTGCGCCAGGCGAAGGGCGACCTGCTCGCCGTCGACGTCGCCAAGATCAAGGAGCTCGATCTGGCGTACCTCTACGGCAACCAGATCGTGGACCCGTCCGGCCTGGCTGCGCTCACCAACCTGCAGACGCTGTACCTCGGCGGCAACCAGATCGTGGACCCGTCCGGCCTGGCTGCGCTCACCAACCTGCAGACGCTGCACCTCTACGGCAACCAGATCGTGGACTCGTCCGG